AAGTTTTTCATATGTGATATTTTCTTATCATAAATTAGAATATAAGGAGTTTCATAAATAGCTTCCATTTTATTAACATCAGTAACAAAGTATGGTGATAGGTAACCACGATCAAACTGCATACCTTCTACAACTTTAAGTTCTGTTTCCATACCTTTAGCTTCTTCAACTGTAATAACTCCTTCAGTACCTACCTTTGACATTGCCTCAGCAATTAAAGATCCAATACTATCATCGTTATTAGCCGAAATAGCAGCTACATGTTTAATTTGATCTGATTCATTACCTACCTTAATAGATAGTTTATCTAGTTCCGATACGACTACTTCAACAGCTTTATCAATACCACGTTTAAGATCCATTGGATTTGCACCAGCCGTTACATTTTTTAAACCAGCCGTTACAATTGCTTGAGCTAATACCGTTGCAGTAGTAGTTCCGTCACCAGCTAAATCAGCTGTCTTACTAGCTACTTCCTTAACCATACGGGCGCCCATGTTCTCAATAGGATCTTCTAAGTCAATTTCTTTTGCAACAGTGACGCCATCTTTAGTTACGATAGGTGCAAGACCTTGTCGATCAATAACTACATTACGACCTTTTGGTCCTAACGTTACCTTAACTGCATCTGCTAATGCATCAATACCGTTTTTAAGTCCGTAACGACTATCAGCGTTTAAATAGATTTTCTTTGCCATAATATAACCTTTATTTTAATTCATTAAGTAATTTAACAATCATTGACATGATATGTAACTCTTTATCTATAACTAAGGAATCTTGATATTGTGCTTCAGCTAAAATCAGAATTACACTTGCTATATGCCCTTTAGCATAATTATCGATCTCATCAAAAAGAAATCGGTAAAATGCTGTAAAATCTCTAACTTTACTATCTGCAATTAGTTGTCTAATAGACTTGAATGCATCTTTCTTACTTGTATCTGATGCTAATATTTCAGCAACAGAAGTCATGTAATTTGCTTGAACTAAACTAGTAGCATCAATTTTTAACTTACCATCGATTACCTGACGCTGACATGAATTCAATACACGACGTATATCAGGATATCCGGAGTTAATAATTGTTACAAGATCTTTATTATCATATTCAATCTTAAGAGTATCTAAAATAGATACAATACGTTTTGCTACTTCCTTTTTACTTGGCGGAATAATTGCAAATGTTTGACATCTACTTTGAATAGGATCAATAATCTTTTCTACGTAATTACATGTTAAGATAAATCTAGTAGTCTTGCTAAATGTCTCCATTAAGTTACGTAATGCTGCTTGACCATTAGGTGTCATATAATCTGCCTCATCAAGAATACATATCTTCCATTTACGGAATCCAATTGTACTTGCAAAGTTTTTAATCTTTGTACGTACCGTTTCAATATTATTTTCATCTGAAGCGTTAATGTACATAACATCTGCATCTACATTATTTGCAATGATCTTCGCTAATGTAGTCTTACCGGTACCGGCCTGTCCATAGAATAGCAAATGCGGAACATCTCCATTCTCAATATAAACCTTAACCTTTTCAATAATATGTTCATTACCGACATATCCATCTAATGTATTAGGTCTAAATGACTCTACCCATAAACTATTTTCTTGATTCCCAAACATTATGTTCTTGTTTAATTGTTTTATTTACTAACGATAACATTACTAACATTGATGACAATTCATTTTTAGGTAATACCTTATATTGTTCATCTATGCTAATATATAAACTTTCAACCATATCTCCAATCTTTTTCCAAGGATTTTCTACAATAGGTTCTACTATTTTTTTCTTTGCCATATTATTTCCCCGTACTACCGTAACCACCCTCACCGCGTTCTGTATCACTTAAATGTTCTACTTGTTCTAATTCAATTGCCGGATAAGGTATTATTACTAATTGACCTACACGCTCTCCCTCTTGGAATCTACGTACATTAGCAAAGTACTCCTTACGAGCAAACTTGTATCGGAATCTAATTTCTCCACGATAACCGCTATCAACAACCCCTACACAATTAGCTAGTACTAGATCTGTTTTAGATACTGATGACCTAGGAAATAATAATCCTACATATCCCTCAGGTATTTCAACAGCAATGCCAGTATGGTATTCTAGGAAGTTGTAATCTGGATCAACGGTGTATTGTATAGCCGTCATATCCAGGCCAGCATCTCCCGGCTTTGCATAGCTAGGAGTTACTGCCTTTTCGGATAATTTCTTAAAACGTACTTTCATATTATGCAGTTTGTAATTGAACCAAATAATAAGTTGATGTATAGTTTTGAGATGCAAATGTTACACGAGCTAAACCTGCCTGAGATACTTCTAGTTTTGCAGTCTCTGCATCTTTATTTGCCTGGAGAATTTCTTTGAATAGGTTACTAGAAAAACATACCGTATCCATATTCTTACAAGTATCTGCTTGGCATGTAACTTCAAATTTAATACGACTAGTATTAATAGAAGAATAATTTACAATAAACTCAGTTTTACCGTTCTTGCAATTAACACCAAAGTTTTCAGACTCAGGTAATGCATTCTTTGCCTTGATAAATCTACTTACAAATTCCTTGTCCAATGGTACCATAACATTCCAATCTGGCAATTGCTTTAATTCAGGTACCTGACGAATAACTGATAAGTCTGCTAACATAAATGTCATGTTAACTTCTTTATCTGAAATATCCATACTAACAGCTTTGCCGTCAATATCCTTGACATCAATCTCAACATCATCTCCTACTGCAGATAACATTTTTACCAATTGAGGTGTTGCATAAACGCCTAATGTCTGATTACCTAAGTCAATATTAGCTGATACAGAACCAATTACGTTCTGGTCATCAGTAATAAAACTACTTTGTAATGATCCACCACTTGCATTCCACTTAACTGAAGTAGTTGCGCCGGCTAGGTGATAACGGCTGATGTAATTTAATAGTTCTGTCTTTTTCATATTATATCTCGAAGAATTGAGTTATTACGTTATTATTTACCATGTCATTAGTTGTTCCACCATACTTACTATACAATTGAATATTCTTTTCATAGATATGTAAAGCCTGGTCTGGGTTCTGAAACATTTCTTCCATACTCATTAATATATTATATAAATCCGTAGGTACAACCGTTTGTAGTAATTCGTTATGACAATGTACAATTTGTTCTACCTGCTTAACCGTTTCATTATATACAAACAAGTTATTCAAGGTCATCTTCATTGTAACATCACCTTTATAGTTAGCTACCTCGCCAAAAGTAAATCCTTCACTTACTGGATGACCATATGGATTAGGTACTAGGTCAGTTGGATTATAAGGAAGATTATCACCTTTAGGAAAATACAAATGAGTGAATGTCATTTTAGTTAACTGTGGTGAATGCAAGTATGTACCATATACAGGATATTGACCCGGTGAACTAGAGTCAGTTGATACTTGTATACGACCTCCATGATACTTATTTAGCATCTTTTGAAAGAAGCTCAACATAAAGAAATCTGATATCTTTGAAATACCTAATACGTGTACATACATATTACGTTCTTTTTCAAATTCTTTATGTCTTAACATTGGTACCAAAGCGGCCATAAACAACGCTATACCTTTCTGTGTACCTCCGATCGACCAACCATTGAAATCAAAGTCCTTGACACGGTTATACCAGATATCATATTCATTAACATTGTTACCTTGTACAACATTTAAGAACTTACACTTACCCGTTTGGTTCTCAGCAAAGTATTTAAAGTTATCATAGCTAATATCTAAACACTCATAGAACTTACCATCATACTTCACGCGAGGCGGAATATCAAGATTAACTCCGATATCACAATTTTGCTCTAACCATTGAAAGATAGTTTCTTTGAACTTCGGATCCCATTTGATAGCACCAGTCGCTAACTGGAAACCACCCGAATCGCCCAATACCTTTACATCTTCTTCTAAACCATATCTTTGACGAGCATCCATCCATTTATAATGGTGACCAGCTGTAATTAGAAAATAAGGATGTCTCCATGGTTCCGGAAACTCCTTTGAATAGAAGCGGCTAGTTAATCCTGGCTTTACTTCTTTGTTATTTTTAAAGTCGCCAGCACAGCCTCCTGCTGATAATGACGGGTAGTATATTAGATTTTTCATTATAGTTCTAACTCCAATTGATTATTTTTTACTTCACTATTGATAAGTGCTTTACAATATTCTGTTTCATGCCAAATACATATCTCCTTATCAAAATCATTGGCAATGATATATCCTTCCATTTGTCTACCCAAGTCAGAACGATCAACAATATCATAATGAGTTTTAGTATTACCTAGTACATTATTTAATACCGTTAACGCATCTTGAACATCAAACGGTTTATACAATCGAGATGCATCAATAAACTCTGGGAATGATCTGAAATTAGGAAACACGATATCAGCTCCAAATGCAGTTGACTCGATAACAGTCCATGATACATAATCTTGTAATGATGTATTAAACTGTACCTTACATGTAGCTAACTCTGTATAATATTCTTGCTTAGTTAAACCTTTCAACATTTTAAATCTAGGCTGACGTTTTGCTAATGCATTCATAGCATCGATAACACCTGGTAACATACTACGGAACTCTTTGCCGGATGTAGTTACGTGCCATTCATATCGCGGATTCTTTTTCAAGAACTGTTCAGCTACTTCCATCATGAAGAATGGATTCTTTTCCTTATCAAATCGACTTGAGTATACAATTACATTTTTCTTATCCAATGTATTCCATTCAGGTAATACATCTAATGTAGCTTGTTTATGAATCGGTAACGATACAACATGTATAGGAGCTTTGAACCCAGCCGCTCTCAATTGTTCTTTATGGATAGTACTTCCTACAAAGATACTGGTCATGCGTTGATCCAATCCTAACTCATAATGACGCATCCAATATGCCATCGGATATGTAAAGTCATATTCATCAACTGATTGAGCATGTAACATTGCATATACCTTAACTTTGATATTATATAAATCCAAAGCATACCAAATAGCATCTAAACCTGGAGTCCAATAGTCTTGCAAGAAAATAACGTCACCGTCTTTAAC